TAAAGCTCTTAAAGAAGAAAAGTTAAAACGTGGCATGCCAGAAGAAAATAGTTATGTATTTAGTAATAGAAACAATATGCCAATATCAGGCAAAACATTTCGTACTAAATTAAAAAATGCTATTAAAAAAAGTAGTGTTGATGCTTTTACTTGGCATGACCTTAGACACTTTTTTGCTTCTATATTGTTCGATAAATTTGAAGGTGATTATTATATAGTTAGCCAACTATTAGGCCATGAATCAGTAGAATTTACTAAAAAACAATATGTGCATTGGTTTAAAGATGAGGACAGAAATAACCGCGTCAGAGAAAGCATGGCGCAAGCTGGTATCTAAACACAAAGGGCGCCTACTCTGGCGCCCTCTCTAATGCCCGGCTAAGAAAATGCTCCGCTAGTCTTATAAGTTCCTCCCTACTTATCTCCCTCCTATAATAACTATCATCTATTAACACGCTTACTTCAGTTGCTGTTGTCCAGATCAATAGTTTGGAGAACTCTGTCGATTT